CCACGATCACTAATCCGTCTGTTGCATCCCCACATCGAGAAGCCCCCACCTTGCCTCCAGGGTCGGGGGCTTCTCCTATACTGAGATCAAATGACTGGTAACGAATATTCAGGTCGCCGTGACGTACCTGCCGAAGACAAAGTTCGGTTCTGGGCGTCTGTCAACGCCGGCATCTCCATCAAGGAAGCCTGCAAGATCGCTGGTATTCACTACAACACCGGCCAAAAATGGGTGGCTAAGCAGAAGAAGTTGCAGGCTGATATGGCGGCAGCGAACTTCGAGGAAAAGAAAGCTGGCTATAAGGCGTCTCGGGGCGGGAAACAGTTGGATGAACTGCGCGCCGACCTTGATCAGATCGCTGAACTACCACCAGTCATCCCGTATGAGCGGTTGTCGGAGCGTGCGAAACGTGGCTGGGACGACTTCGACTACTTCCGCAGGGTGTATTTGGGGCGTGTCCCGTCTCCGTGGCAGGTAGAAGCCGCATATCAGATTGTCGAGTATCTGGAATCAGAGGAAAAAGAGTTCCTGGTTCTGAACTGTCCTCCCGGCGCAGGCAAATCGACCCTGTTCCACGATGTCGCCGTCTGGTGCATCGTCCGAAACCGGGCGATCCGAGTCCTCTACGGCTCGATCTCCGGCACCCTCGCCAAGATGTACAGCCGTCGCATCCGAGAAACCTTGGAACGACCGACCAGGTATATCGCAGACCCCGAACTGGTGAAGAAAGGCCTGGCCGTAGACGCCGAAGGGTGTCTCGCTCAGGATTACGGCAAGTTCAAACCGACCGCATCCGGCTCCTTGTGGCGTGCCGAAGAATTCATTGTCGAACAAATGGGTTTACAAGGGTTGGATAACAAGGAACCCACCGTGTCGGCTTACGGTATCGACGCCGAGTTCATCGGCCACCGAGCCGACCTCTGCCTGTTCGATGACGTGGCGTCCCCGGAGAACGCGAAAGAGTCCGTATCGAGGGACAGACTGTTGGAACGGTGGGATTCAATGGCGGAAGCCCGCTGCGACCCAGGCGGTTTGGTGGCGGTGATCGGTCAGCGACTCGGCCCCGGCGACCTGTACGCCCATTGTCTCAACAAAGTCACCTACGACGAGATTGATGACGACGACGGCGAGGACACCACCGCCGAAGACAGCCTCAAAGACCCGGTGAAGAAACAGAAATACCATCACATCACCTATAAGGCGTATTACGAGGAACTGGATGAGGGGCCGAAAACCCGCAAGAAAACGCATCCTGCCTGGCCGAACGGCCCACTACTCGACCCGGTGCGGTTGCCTTGGAAGGATCTGTCGTTTATCAAACACAACCAACCCAACAAGTTTCGGGTTGTGTACCAGCAGGAAAACATTGACACCGATTATCAGCTGGTGGAACGAACGATGCTCACCGGGGGTGTCGGCATGGACGGCGTGTTCTATGAGGGTTGCATTGACCGTGATCGGCAACCCGGCTGGCTGCCCCGCAACTTGACCCAACCGTGGGTGTCGATCATTTCTGTTGACCCCAGCCCAGCGAACTTTTGGGGTGTGATCTGGACTGTTGTCCAACCAGACCTCGGTCTATATCACGTCGTTGATTTGGAGCGAGTCAAACTGACCGCTGAGGATCTACTCGGCTACGAACTGTCCAGCGGCAAATATTCGGGTGTGTTGGAAGAATGGGTGATGCGCGCTGACCAGGCCGGATACCCGGTATCGCACATCATCGTTGAGGTGAACGCCGCCCAACGGTTCCTTCTCGCCCACGATTTCGTGCGCCGCTGGCAAGCAACCCGAGAAGTGCAGATCATCCCGCATACCACCAGCCGCAACAAGATCGACGAAAACCTTGGTGTTGAAGCGTTGATCCCACCTGTGGTGCGTACCGGATCACTTCGCCTCCCGACATTGACAGCGAACTGGAAGACGCTCGCGTTGGTGGACGAGTTGACAACGTGGACGCGCGACAAGAAGAAAGGCACCGACTTGACGATGGCCTTGTGGTTCATGTTGTTGCACGCACCGAAGTTGACTGAACCGAAGGTGCCGCCTCGAATGTGGCGTCCATCGTTCCTAGCAGGGTAAGTCTGTTATCCTAGAGGCAGGACTGCCCATAGGAGTACGCGTGCGAAGTATCGAAGAAATTGTCGCTATCTATCGGCACAGGCGACGTGTTCAAGGCCCGATCTTTGATCAGATGCAGCGTGTCCGTGAACTAGCTAACGGCGACGTGATCATCCCGTTGAACGAATTGGATCGTAACGCCCGCTCATCGGTAGCGAATCTGCTGGTTCAGGGTTTGGATCAGACCTCGATGCGTGTCGCCTCGACGATGCCACAGGTATTTTTCCCAGCGTTCCGTGAAGGGTCGGAGCGGTCGAAGGAAACAGCGAATGTTCGTAAGAAGGCGATGTTGGCTATGTGGGATGCCAACAAGATGAACATGAAGTTGCGGCGTCGCGCCCGCCATATGCTCGCCTACTCGTCCAGCCCCATTGTTATCAAACCTGATTTCAAGACGCTGGTTCCTCGCTGGCATATCCGCAACCCGCTGGACACCTACCCCTGTCCGTCAGATGATCCAGATAATCCGGTTCCCGAGGATGTGATCTTCACCTATCGGAAGCCGTATTCGTGGTTGGCGATGAACTATGCCGGCCAGGTGGATGGCAAGTTGCGGTTGGGCAAAGTTGAACATGACGCGATGTTCACAATCTTCGAGTACATCGACGCCGACGAGATTGTGATGGGTGTTATCGGTGCCGAGGATGACCCGAGCCTGAACCCGTATGAGCGTATGGGTGCCGAAGCTGTCGAGTTGTTGCGCCTCCCGAACCGTGCCGGTGTCCCGCTGGTTGTGGTTCCGAACCGGATCACGTTGGATCGACCGCACGGCCAGTTCGACGGGCTACTCGGAATGTATTACACGCGTGCGCGTTTGCAGGCGTTGACGGAAATCGCTATTGAACGTGGCATCTTCCCCGACGAATACCTTGTTGCTCGGCCCGGTGAGAACCCGGAGATCATCCAGTTGGCTGACGGTAAGGAAGGTTTGCTTGGTGTTGTGAAGGGCGGCGACATCCGCACACAGCAGGTCAACCCCGGCTACAAGACCGAGCAGGCGTTGGATCGCCTGGAACGACAGGAACGCCTGGAAGGTGCGATCCCCGCCGAGTTTGGTGGAGAGTCAGCCACCAACGTGCGTACTGGTCGTCGTGGCGAGAACGTGCTGGCCGCCACCGTCGATTTCCGTGTGCAAGAAACCCAAGAAATTTTCGCGAACAGTCTGATGGAAGAAGACAAGATCGCTATTGCTATTGAGAAAGCGTATTGGGGTTCCTCATCCAAGTCGTTCTTTCTGCCTGGTCGGGCGACGGTCGGCAAGGTTGACTATGTGCCGAACAAGATTTGGGAAACAGATTTCCACTATGTCGCTTACTCGGCAGCCGGTTCGGACGTAAACAATCTGATTATCGGGTTGGGTCAGCGTGTCGGCACCGGCTTGATGTCCAAGGAATCGGCTCGTGAGGCTGATCCGCTGATTTCCGACCCTGATATGGAACATGATCGCATCGTCTCGGAAGGTGTTGAGGCGGCGTTGTTGTCGTCTATCCAGCAGCAGGCCGCGAATCCGGAAGGCCCATACCAGCCTGCTGATCTTGCTTTGCTGGTGAAGAAGGTGTTGGCAGACAACAAGAGTCTTTATGATGCGGTGTCTGAGGTTGATGAGGCTGCCCGTGAACGGCAAGCCCAGGAGATGCCTGAGGGTTCACCGGAAACTATGCCTGGTTTGGCGATGCCTGGTATGGGAGCTGAAGCTCCGATGGCTGGCCCGCCAGGTGGCGGCGGTATTGAAGCATTGTTGGCACAGTTGGGAGGCTGATCGTGGCCGAACAGTATCCGAATCGAAGTGATCTTCGTAACCCTGCGACACGCCAGGTGCGTTTCACCGGACAAACATACGGGCAGGCTACTCAGCAGGCTCAGGCTCAGCAGGCTGTTCCGCCTGGTGCGGCTCCGGCGCAGGTGCAGGCACAGCAGATGGCCGCTCAGCAGGCTCCGCGTCCGGGTGCGCGTCCGTTGTTGCGTCCTACTGAACGTCCGACCGAGCCGATTACTGCTGGTGCGGATTTTGGGCCTGGGCCAAACGCTCAGCAGGCTGGCATTTTGCCTCGCCAGTTGCCGGTTGACGACACGATGGAACAGTTGCGTGCCTTGTATCTCGCTTTCCCCAATGAGGATTTGGCAGATATGTTGTCAAAGTACGAGATGCGCGGGTACTGATGCCGTTCGATTTCACTCCGGATCAGGAGCGTCGCCTATTCCAAGATTTGCAGGAAGCGAACAGCCGGATGCAGGCGTTGAGAGCGAAAGCATCTCCGCAGCTCGCTCAACAGGTCGGCCAGCTGTATCGAGATCACCCGTATGCGCCTCCCGGTTTGCTGTTGTCTACCGCACAGGCTGTCCAGACTGGGATGATGGACAATGAGAGAGCCAACAATTTTGTGTTGGCGGCATCTCAAAACTCTTTGAATCAGATTGTTCAAACCCCGAAAGAAGAAAAGAAATCGTGGTTTGAACGGAATGTGATGCAGAAGG